GACCATCATGACCAGCAGGACCAGCAGGACCAGCAGGACCAGCAGGACCAGCAGGACCAGCAGGACCAGCAGGACCAGCAGGACCAGCAGGACCAGCAGGACCAGCAGGAGGGTATTGAGCTGGTGGTAATGGTGCGTGACACCCCAGAATTCCCCGGCGGCCCGCTGAGCGCTGAGGTTCACCCTGACGAGGTGGATAACTGGCTGGCGCTGGACTGGCGTCTGGAGGAATAACCATGCTGGTTGCCGATCCCCATTCGCCTGACTTCAACAGCTACGCCAGCGTTATTGACCTGCGCACGTTCGCGGCGGGGCGCGGATATGCCGTTCCTTCGGATGATGGCGAATGTAGCCAGATGCTGATGCAGGCAATGGACTATCTGGAAGGCAAGACATGGCGCGGCGAGCGCTCCAGTGCATCACAGCCGCTATCGTGGCCGCGCGCGGGAGTGCGCTTCGACGGCGTTGACCTATCAGATGATACCATCCCACAGCGCCTGGTTGATGCGCAGTGCCGGCTGGCTCTCGAATCGCAGGAGATTGATCTCACGCCGTCGGTCGCTGGTGGTGGTGCGGTAACGATGGAGCGCGTAGAGGGCGCAGTCACGGTCCAGTACGAACCAGGTACGAATAAGGCGGCACCGTCATTCCCCTGGTTGTACTCCTCGTTGCGTGGGCTGGTGGTGGGTGGCAATCAGATCCGCATCGAAAGGGGGTGATATGCCAATCGACTACCGCCGCATGCGAAACACCGCAACGCGACTGCTGACCGAGAACGGGAAGGCTTATCCGCTTACCCGCGGTGGCGGCACTACCCGCGATCAGTCCGGCAGAGAGGTAACCAGCCCGGCTATTACTGCGACCGTCACTGGCGTTGTCACTGAATACTCCTCTCGTGAAATAGATGGCTCTCTGATTACTACTGGCGATAAAAAGCTGGCGGCCACAGCCGAAACGGAAGTGCGTATTGACGACCGCATCGAGATCGACGGTAAAGCATGGCGGGTGGTGCAGCCTAATCCGGTTAAGCCTGCCGATGTACTCATCTCCTACAACATCCAGCTGAGGGCGTGACTATGGCCAGCTCTGTTAATCAGCCGTTCCTGGCTGCCATTCAGTTATTTGTGGATAGTTCGAAGCAGGAGATGGATCAGGTAGTGCGCCGGACGGGCATTAAAATCCTCGCTCAACTGGTTGAGATGTCCCCGGTGGGCCAGCCGGATATCTGGCAGGTCAACCAGACCGCGATGGCTTACAACACTGCGGTGCGGGAGCATAACGCGGCCCTTCGCGATGACCCTGCCAACCTGACCAAATCGGGACGGCTTAAGCGAGGTCTGCGCGTAAATGACTCGATGGACATCAAAAAGCCTGAGGGCTATGTCGGCGGGCGCTTCAAAAACAACTGGTATGTGGGTTTCGACAGCCAGCCTACTCAGTCCAACGATACACCGGATGCTTCCGGCCAGGGTTCAAACTCCCGAGGCATGGCGGTGCTCGAGGTGTTCAGGGTGGGCCAGGTCAGCTCGATTTATTTCACCAATAATCTGCCTTATGCGGCAGCGCTTGAGAACGGGCACTCTGGTCAGGCGCCCGGCGGCATGGTGGGTATCACTGCGCTGGATGCCGCGCAAATGTTCCGTGAGGCAATGAGCGAGGTGCGCAATGGCCAGTGACCAGTCAATGCGTATCGCTGGCCTGCTGGAGAGTCGTGTTGCGGTTATCTGCTCGTCGCTTGGCCTGCCGGTGGCCTGGCCGAACATCGCGTTCACCCCCCCGGATAATGCGCCATACGGGCGCGTTTATATCCTGCCTGCGCAGACTGTAGGGCAGGATCTGGAAGGACAGCTGCGTACGTACCAGGGCATTCTCCAGCTCAACATCATTGCGCCAGCAGGCAGTGGCGTGACGCAGGCCAGGGGACTGGCAACGTCCGTCGCAGATGCCTTCCCCGAAGGACTGCCGCTGGTGGACGGGGATTTGACGGTTTACATCAACGGGCCACCGCAGGTACGTCCACCGATACAGGATCGCCCTACATCAGCATCAAACGGCAGTAGCGGCTCCATCACTTACACCACTCCCGTCAGCATGCAGTACCGCGCTGATTACTGACCCGCCATCCGGCGGTTTTTTTATTTCCTCAATTCAGGAGAATGCAATGGCATTCGCAATCCCTAACGGGTCACGTGTGAACGTGGCCAAGGCCTATCTTGCGCCGATTGTCTTCACAGCAGCCTCCAACGCGACGGAATGCGAACTGACCGTTGCCTCCGCTGCCGGGATCCTTGCGGGCGATGTCGTCCAGGTAAGCTCTGGCTGGCTCAAACTCGATAACATGGTGCTGCGCGTCAAATCGGTGACCGGCACCAAAATTGTGCTGGAAGCGTTTGATACCACCGATACCAAGAAATTCCCGGCGGGCACCGGCGCAGGCACACTGCGCAAAATCGACTCGTGGATCACCATGCCGCAGGTTATGACGCTTTCCACCGAAGGCGGCGACCAGCAGACCATCAGTGTCCAGTTCCTGGAAGATGATAAGGCCCGTACCATCCCGACGTTTAAAAACGCCGTGGTTCAGGTCTATACGTTCGCCCACGACCCGCAGCTGGCGATTTACAAGCGCCTTATCGATCTGGACGACTCCAGCGACACCACGGCGGTCTGGTTCCACAACCCTCGCGGGAAAGCGGATCGTTACTACTCTGCCAAAGTGTCTTTCCAGCGCGTGCCACGTACCGAAATCAACGCCGTGGAAAGCAACGAAGCGCGCATGAACTTCGAATCGGATATGCAGATTTACCCGATCGCCGATTCCTCCGCTATGCCGCTGGCCTTCCTGACTGACCTGCCTGCAACCAAATCGGTCGCTTCTGGTTCTGCGCTGGATCTAGCGGTGGTCATGCAGGGCGGTTCCGCGCCTTACAAGTACGTGTGGAAGAAAGGCGGTACCGCTATCCCGGGCAAAACGGCCTCGACGCTCAACATCCCGTCTGTGGCATCCGGCGATGCTGGCTCTTACACCTGCGAAGTCACCGACGCCGCGGGCAAGACCATCACCTCTGGCGCATGTGTCGTCACGATCAGCTAACCACTCTGGCCCGGTTCGCCGGGCTTTTTTACGGCCCCATCCTGCACCTTTCTAAGGAACCGAAATGACCCAATTCTCCCTGATCCCAAACCCGACCTTTCCCGCAACTGCCAGCATTCCGCGCGCCGGTGCTGAAGACGGCAAGCTGACCTTTACCTTCCGCCATAAGACGCTCGAAGAGCTGCACGCCATGGATGAGAAGCTGCGCAAAGGCGCCGAAGGCAAAAAGTCCCTTATCGAGCCACAGGCAGACTACCTGATGGAGATCGTTGATGGCTGGGCACTGCCTGACGAGTTCAACCGCGATAACGTGGTGGTCCTCCTGCAGAACTACCCGCGCGCGTTCGACAACATCGGCCTGGCCTATACCAAAGAGCTGATGGGTATCCGCGAAAAAAACTGAGGCAGGTCGCTGCAGCGTTGTACACGCCGGGACCGACTCTCGCGGAGTTAGCCGCTTTTGGTTTGATGCCTGAAGACGTGGAGGAAGAGGTGGGGATCCTGCCGTCGGTATGGAAATCATTCACCATCTTCTCTGCACTGGCGACTCAATGGCGCGTTGGCGCGGGCGGGGCGACCGGCCTTGATTACAACGTTCTCCCCTGGGTGTTTGAGTTACACGGGGTTGATGATGCGGCGGCCTGCATGGCTGACCTTCAGATTATGGAAAGTGAGGCTCTCAAAGTAATGCACAAGGAGACGAAATAATGACAGACCAGATCGCCTCGATTACTTTGCGGGCCGATGTTTCTGACCTGAAAACTGCCAGCAATGAGCTGGATAAACTCGGTGAAGCCGCGGCTGGTGCCGTCGGCAAAGCTGATGACCTTAACAGCGTTTTCCGCGCTGGTGCTGAGTCTGCAAAGCAGGGCAGCGAAGGCATCAAGGAGCAACAGGCTGCGCTGAAAGGCCTGCTTGAGAATATCGATCCGGTAAACAAAGCGCTGAACCGGCTGGACGAACAACAGGCCGCGCTGCGTAACTTCCAGACCAAAGGCTTTCTGGATACCGATGATTTTCAGCACTACAACAAAATCCTGGACGATACCCGGCTTAAGCTGACGGATACCGGCGAAGCAGCTGCGCGTGCCCAGGCAGAACTTGCGGCCACTCAGGCGGCAGAAAAGCAATCAGCCGCGCTGAAGAACCTGCTGGGTTCAATCGACCCGACGATCCGCGCATTCAACTCGCTGGACGAGCAGCATGCGCAGCTGGTGGCACACTTCGAAGCAGGGCGCATTAACGGAACCCAGTTCGAGCATTTCAACACCATCCTCAACCAGACGCGTGAACGGCTCTCTGGGGTGGCTGACGTGCTGCCTGAGGCGCTGTCCCGGCAGGAGGCCGCTGCACGCCGCGCCGGTATCTCTGTGGGGCAGTACAGCGCAGCAATGCGCACACTACCGGCACAGTTCACCGATATCGCCACGCAGCTGGCTGGTGGACAATCTCCTTTTCTGATCCTGCTCCAGCAGGGCGGGCAGATTAAAGATCAGTTTGGCGGGGTCAAAGGGGCGCTGACAGGTGTTGGAGATTATCTTCGCACCATGATCGGCTTCGTTAACCCACTGACGGTCGGAATAGGCTCGCTGGTTATAGGTGCGGGGGCGCTGGCCACAGCGTGGTACCAGGGTAGTCAGGAAGCGAGTGAATTCAATCGTCAGCTGCTGCTGAGCGGGAGCTACACAGGGAAAACATCCGCTGACCTTGCCAATATGGCAGAGCGTATTGGCGGCAGCGCCGGAAAAATTTCTGCGGCAGCGCAGGCCATTGCGACCGCGCTGGGTACTGGTGCATTCAAAGGCAACGCTCTGGAGACTGTTGCGGCCTCAGCCGTTGCCATGCAGAGCACCACCGGGCAGGCTATTGATAAAACGATCTCTGATTTCAAACGGCTTGCGGATGACCCTGTAAAAGCTTCTCTGGCCCTGAATGAGCAATATCACTATCTGAACGCGTCCATTTACGATCAGATTGTTGCTCTGCAAAAGCAGGGGGATGCAACAGGCGCGGCAAAGCTGGCGATGGACACTTACGCTAACGCCATGAAGAGCCGTTCGAGCCAGATTAAGGAGAATCTGGGTGATATTGAGCGGCTCTGGAAGGCGATTAAAGACAGTGCGGCATCAGCATGGGATCAGATGCTTAACGTCGGCCGACAGGTCACGCCAGAAGACACTCTCAAGGGGCTGAGAGATCGGCTTAAGGCGCAGCAGGAAACCCTAAAGACTCTTCAGGGCAGTGCTGTTGCAAGTCCTGATTATGGCTATGGTCGACAAAGCAGCAACTTCCAGGATGCCGCTGCCGCACAACGTCGTAAGGACCAAGAGGCGCTGGTTGCTTCGACCAAATCGCAGATCAGTGCATTAGAAAAAACACTGGCCCTTCAAACTCAGGCCGCCGAGCAGAAAGAAAAGGAAGCCGAGGCAAACCAGCGCGATCTCGAAGCGTCGCAGCGTCGAAATAACAACCTTGAGCAATTTGAGTCCAATGCCGTAAAGCGTGCCCGTGAGCTTAAACAGCTTGCCGCTGATCGGGCAAAATATACTGATTCCGAATACCAGATGATTAAAGCTGGTATCGAGAAACATTATGCAGATGCCAAAGCCCCAAAAACTCCCACGGTTAAGGTTGACACCGGAACGCGCAGTTTAGACAGCACCAATGCTGAAACCCTCTCATTGCAAGCCCAGCTGAAAACGCTTCAGGAGCATCGTGATCTTAACGATGTGATAAGCCAGCAACGCAAGCAACAATGGGAGCTGATCTCTAAATTCAGCATTCTGGAGGAGGCCTCCAACACCCGAGCGCTTTCGAAAGACGAACAGGCTCTGCTGGCGACCAAAGACCGAGCTTTGGCTCAGGCCGAGGTTAATGCCGGGCTGGGCGATCAGATTGCTATTCAGGAACGACTGAATCGGTTGCAGGACAGCTCTCAGAAATACGTCACTCAGATGGCGGAAAAGACTGCAGCATTAAGCGATAGCGCTAGTTTGAGTAGCCGGCAGGCCCAGCGCTTAAGGGAAGAGGCTCAACTACGGCAAGGGTGGCTTAATAGCGGTGGTGACCTTGAGAGCGATGGCTATCAAAAGGAGTTGGCTGCGCTTAAAAACTATTACGCCGAAGAGGATAAGCTGCGCGGCGACTGGAAGGCTGGTGCTGTAAGCGGATGGAATGAGTATCTGGACGCAGCCACTAACACCTACGATGCCGTGAAAAACGTTGCCAGTTCCACGCTAACAGGTTTGAGCGACATGCTTACCGAACTTATGACAACCGGCAAAGCATCGGTTAAAGAGTTCGGCAAGTCGATGCTTAAGATGATCTTGGACGTGACGAACCGCCTCATGATTGCCTACGCAGTGCAGGCCGCAATGGGATGGATCAGCGGGGGCTCTGGTGGCGGCACTACACCAGGCGGAGCGTATGCAAACGCTGCTGCAGGCGTAACGTTCAACGCTAAAGGCGGAGTCTATGAATCGCCGGGCCTCAGCAAGTACGTGAATGGCGTCTACGATTCACCTCAGTATTTCACCTTCCAGGGGGCGTCGAAATTTGCCAAAGGTGGGGTTTTCGCAGAAGCGGGAGCCGAAGCGATCATGCCGCTGACGCGTGACTCAGCTGGACGGTTAGGCGTTAGAGCGCAAGGTGGCGGTGGTGTTGCCCCGGTAATTAATACTACCGTGAATGTCGATGCTGGTGGTTCAGCAACAGCCCATACGTCCAGTTCTGGCGACGCCATGGGGCGCGCGCTTGCCGATGAGATGCAGAACGCCGCCTTGCAGGTGGTTCGAAAACACCTTAAGCCTGGTGGTATGATCTACAACTTCACCAAAGGCCGGTAGTGTTTACTTTACCCCCTGGTTATCATGGAACAAACCATACTAATCAAGGGGATGATAGTGCTTAAAAAGATACTCATGAAGATTCTCAAGACTTTCGGGATGCTTATTCTTCTTCTCGTTGTGGTCGGTATTGCTGCTGTACTTAATAAACCGTCAGAAGCAGAAAAGAAGCAAAAGGAAGCCAAAGAACTATCCGACGCGAAACTGGATGAGCTTCGGGGGACTTGTGAGACTTACGTTAAAAAATCAGTCATTAACAAAAGCACCCTTGATATGTCTGTGTTTGATGCAAAAAGATGGCAGGGTAATGACGGGAAGTTTTACGCAACGCAGGAATTTAGCGCCAAGAACAAATTCGGCCTTGAGCAAAAATTCAGAGCTGTATGCATTGAGGAAAAAGACGGTAAAACTGATTACCGAATTGAAGAGATAAGCGGAAGTTAAGCCGAACTAAGTTGTTAACCAAGCCCGGCCCTGGGCTTTACCGAACTCAAGCCTCGCTAATGCGGGGCTTTTTTGATGCATGCCGGGTACGTGGTGGTTAAAATTTGAGCGCCACTTTTAGAGGGGGCGAAATACTACAGCAATCTTTTGGTTGGTGCATTGCTATCTGGACACGGTTTTTGTGCAAAAAGTGCTATTTGCTGCACGCCATTGGACTCATCGGTAGTAACTATCATGCTGATATCATCGGTATACAGTATTCAACTAAAGGTTGAAAATCGGCTAAAATGCTTACATCGTGAATAACCGTCTTCGTAAACGTCGCCGAACGTGACGGGATCTTGAGCGACATCCCATTGCTCAAAAATGACGAATGGTATTAAGATGATTATGAGAACACGATTTTTATAGGGCTGAGGACTTTCATCTTCGGCCTTTCTTGTCAGAGGTGCTCCAAGGAAACTGGGAGGACGTTATGCCTAAGAATGAAAAAGATAAGCGAAATATGCCTTTTTTTGATGCCTTTAAGACTACTGCCGCTATTGGTTTGCTGATGCAGCAAACAGCCGCATTGCATTGCTCTGAAGGCCCGCAACCTCATTCATCGTTTTACACTCATCAGGTAAGTGTGGCAGCTAATGCGCACATGATTAGCCCTGAGATGGAGGAGTCCCTCGAATTCATCAAGGGGCTTAAAGAGATGTTACAGAGAGGTTATACACTCCTTTCTGACGCTCATGTAAATGAGCGTGATTATTGTATTCGCAAGCTGGACCCTGCTCAAACGGATCTGGTTGAACTCCAGCTACGCGGACTTGAGGGCGGATTGAAAAACGTATTTAGGAATTGCTCTGAGGCTGACAAGGAACTTCTCAAGCCGTACTTAATGACTGTTGCTGAGGCCCGCTCAGCATCTTCGAAGCTGAATCATTTAATTGTCCAAATGACTAAAGCCGCTGAAAGTTTCACCAGCGAGATTGATATGGAAGGGCTGCGTTCACTGGCAAAATATGGCACAGAGACTTTTTTCTCTGGTCGTTTCCATTGAGGTGAAGGATGCACGTAACTGTCACATATAATGTTAAAAGTTACGATTTCTTCTTTAAACCAATCTTCATTGAGTTCCCGCATCTGAAACAATCATTACTTGATGATTTTGCGGCATATAAGGCTACTAATCAACTTCCACACTACTTTGGTAGAGATACTGATTATGCAAGGCCAGCAGATATTCAGGGCTCCGGGCTTATGCATATCCATTTAGGGTTGCATGAGAATAAGTTACTAACCCCGCAAGGTAAGCATATAGACTCAAGCACACCTCAGTGGGATAGAACCTCAGATTCTGCTTTGCTATATGCCCAGAATCTCTTTGATGAACACCAATATTCGCTCATAGCTCTATTCGATCCATTGGCGCACAGTAAAGCCCAAAATTTCGACCGCATGAGACTTTTGGCATCGTATGCTTTAGAGTTTAAGAATAAAATCTAAAGCCGCTTCGGCGGTTTTTTGTTTAATACGCTACATCCAAGCCCGCCTTATGGCGGGTTTTTTTATGGAGCAAATATGGCAGTTGAAACTTACAGCTGGCGTTCTCAACTCGGTGCCGGGCCCATTGAATATGATCAAACGGTACGAGCGGCGCAGTTTGGTGATGGCTATGAGCAGGTTGCCGAGAACGGCATCAACTCCACGGCGATCCAGGTGCCAATGAAACATGCCGGCACTGAGGCGGAAGTGAACGCGATTCGCGATTTCCTGCTGGCCCACACGGTTAAAGCATTCATCATCACGCCTCCAGGCGAGGTAAAAGGGCTGTACCGGACAGTCGTTAACTCGGTGCGGAAAAACCAGCTGAACAGCAAATTCGCAGAGCTGACCTTCACCATTAAGCGCGCTTATGGCGTATTTGCCTGAGGTAGAACATGACAGCACTGATTGATACAGCGGCGATGCTGGCACCGGGTGGCAGAGTCCGTCTGGTCGAAGTAGACGCCTCAGAATTCTCCGGCGGCATTCACCGCTTTCACTACAGCCCGTTTCCCCATACACCTGCCGAGATTGACGCGGCGAACGGCGACGAGGCCAGGCTGGGGCCGAAGCCTATCATCTGGGATGGCAACGCCTACGAGTTCTGGCCTTTCCAGATTGCCGACCTGGCGCTCTCAACCGATCAGGCCGCAGAACCAAAGCTCAGCGTGTCCAACCTCGACGGCCACATCACCGCGCTTTGTCTCCAGTTTAAGGACATGGTGAATGCGAAGGTAAGCATCATTGACACCTACGCGGTTTACCTGGATGCGGTGAACTTCCCGGGCGGTATTAATCCGACAGCAGACCCGACGATGTTCTCCCTGCAGACCTTCTGGCTGGATACCAAAACCTCTGAAGATGACGAGGTGGTGTCCTGGTCGCTCAGTAGCCCGGCAGACCTGCAGAACCTGGTTATACCCACCCGGCAGATCACCTCGCTCTGCGAATGGGCACTGCGCGGACAATATCGCAGCGGTGACGGCTGCACCTACAACGGCACGGCATATTTCGATGCGAAGGGTAATGCGGTAGCGGACCCGGCGTTTGATGTATGCGGGGGTTGCCTCAGTGACTGCCGCAAGCGTTTCGGCGCCGGGCTGGCAGAACCGAACACTGCCGTTCTTGATTTCGGCGGCTACCCGGCGACAGTTCTCTTCACCCGATAACCGGATATACCCATGAACAAAACCATTATGAAGGCGATCCGGGCGCATGCGCTGGAGGAATCCCCACGCGAGTGCTGCGGCTTCGTCATTCAGTCAGTACGGCGCCAGCGCTACATCCCGGTGCCGAACAGCCACGAAAATCCAACAGAGCATTTCCGAATTGACGGCGAACAATGGGCGAACGCCGAGGACGTCGGGACCATTGTCCGCGTCATTCACTCCCACCCGGGGGATGGCGCACGGCCTATCCCCTCTGACCTTGATCGTCAGCAGTGCAATAACTCTGGTGTGGTCTGGGGCATTTACGCGCCGGACTGCGATGAATACGCCGAGATCACCCCTGATGCGATCCCGCTGATTGGCCGTCCGTTCCTCCTTGGCTCGCATGACTGCTGGGGGCTGGTCATGGACTGGCACGCCACACAGGGCGTCACGCTGAACGATTTCCGCGTGGATTATCCGTGGTGGGAAAGCCAGTACCCGGACAACCTCTATTTCGATAACTGGGAACGCGAGGGATTTGTCGAATGCGATCCCGCGCCCGGGTGCATGGTCATTATGCAGGTCGAGTCGGACAAGTGGAACCACGCGGGGATCATCACCGAAGAGGGCGATCTGCTGCACCACCTGTACGGCCAGCCATCCTGCATCACGCCTTATGCCCGTGGATATTTTAAAGACCGGACGATGATCTGCGTTCGACACAAGGACCTGCCGCAGGAGATTAAGCCATGGCGCGCTTAACCACGATTCGATTGTATGGCGCGCTGGGTGCCCGGTTTGGCCGCGTTCACCGACTGGCGGTGCAGACGTCAGCGGAAGCGGTAAAGGCGCTGTGCATCAACCTGGACGGGCTGGAAAGCTTTCTCATGAATGCCAAAAAAAACGGCATGACCTTCGCGGTGTTTCGTGGCAAACGCAACATCGGCGAACAGGATTTCAAGGAGTTGGGTGGTGACAGTGATATCCGCATCGCGCCTGTGCTGGAAGGGGCGAAAAAGGCAGGTTTATTCCAGACGATCCTTGGCGCAGTGATGGTGGTGGCGGGCATCGTGGTGTCTGGCCTCTCTGCTGGCTGGGCCAGTCCGGTCGGTGGCGCAATGATTTCTGCTGGTATCGGCATGGCTGCGGGCGGTATCTACCAGATGCTCTCGCCGCAGCCCAAAGGTCTTCAGGGGCGTGATGACCCCGACAATAAGCCCAGCTATGCCTTCGGCGGCGCAGTGAACACCCTGGCGATGGGCAACCCGGTCGCGCTGCTGTATGGCGAGCGCGAGATTGGCGGTGCCATAATCAGTGCGGGGATCGTGGCCGAGGACATCTGAGAATTTCGTACTCTTCAATTAGCACCCAATCAGGTGCTTTTTTTATGGATGCAATATGGCAACGATTACTGGTGCAAAAGGCGGCAGTCAGAAGCAGCACACGCCTGTTGAACAACCCGATTCCGCGCAGTCGATGGCGCGCTGCCGTATGCTGCTGGCGCTCGGTGAAGGTGAGTTTGCTGGTGGGCTGGATGCTACCCGGATCTTCCTTGACGGTACGCCACTGGGCAACGCCGACGGCTCGATGAACTTCGAGAATGTCTCCTGGGACTTTCGTCCGGGCACGCAGACGCAGTCGCCGATCCCCGGGTTCCCAGCCGTGGAGAACGAGACCAGCATTGGCGTGTCGCTGACGAAGGTCACTCCCTGGACCCGGGCCATCAGTAATACCCAGATTGACGCAGTGCTGGTGCGTATCGGCATTACCGGTCTGCAGCAGCAGGAGAATGATGGCGATATCGTCGGCACTTCCGTCACCTATCACATCGATGTGGCTGTAGATGGCGGTGCATACAGCACTGTGCTCACCAAAACCGTAACGGAAAAGCTCAGTTCTCTGTACGAGCTGACCCACCGCATCAATCTGCCCAAGGCTAACACCGGCTGGCAGATCCGCGTGGTTCGCGATACCGCAGACAGCACCAGCCAGATGCTTCAGAACAAGACACAGGTGCAGGCAATCACGGAGGTGATCGACGCGCGCCTGCGCTATCCGCATACCGCGCTGCTGTATGTGTCGTTCAACGCCAAATCTTTCAACAACATCCCGAAGATATCCTGCAAGCCGAAAGGGCGGATTATCCGCATCCCGCAGAACTATGATCCCGTTAGCCGGGTTTATAACGGCACCTGGGATGGGACATTCAAATGGGGCTGGTCGAATAACCCGGCGTGGATCTGGTTCGATGTACTTACCGAGCCGCGCTTTGGCCTGGGTCGTCGGGTAACGGCAGCCATGCTGGATAAGTGGGAGCTGTACCGCATAGCCCAGCGCTGTGACCAGAAGGTGCCCGATGGTAAGGGCGGCACCGGTACCGAGCCGCGCTTCCTGTTTGACGTCTATATCCAGTCGCAGGCCGATGCCTGGCAGGTGATTAAGGATATCGCCGCTGGCTTCAACGGTATGACGTTCTGGGGCAACAACATGTTCAATGTTGTCTCGGACATGCCAGCGGACACGACGAAGCTGCAGATCCTCACTCGCGCCTCGGTCGTCGGAAAGCCGAACTATTCCAGCGGCAGCGAGAAGAACCGCTACAGTTCTGCGCTAATTAACTTCAGCGACCCGGATAACCATTACCAGGATCGCACCACTGCGGTGATGTTTCCTGACCTGGTTAAGCAGTTCAAATTCAAGCAGACGCAGCTGACTGCCATTGGCTGTACGCGTGAGAGTGAGGCGCAGCGTCGCGGCGGCTGGGCGGTGTACTCCAACTATCTCGATCGCCTGATCACGCTGCAAACCGGGCTGGATGGCTTTGCCTATGTTCCCGGCACCGTGTTCGCTTTTGCGGATGAACGCTTTTCCGGGCGAGTGTATGGTGGGCGCGTTGTGAGTTACAACGCCGGGCTTAAAGCCGTTACAACCGATCGCGGGACCAGTGCCGTCCCGGGCGACACGCTGATGATCCGCACACAGGGCGGCATTGTGGAAAACCGGGTCATTCAGGCGGTCAACGGCACGCAGTTAATCGTGACCACGGCGTTTTCCTCTGCGCCAGCGCCAGACGCCGTTTTTGTTATCGATGCCGGACAGCTGCGCCTGCAGTATTTTCGTGTGATGAACCTGACATTCAACGACGAGGAAAATACCTACACCATTACGGGTGCGGAATACAATGCCTCGAAATATGACGCTGTCGATAACAATGCGCGCCTGGACATCCCGCCTGTCAGCCTGATCCCTACTGGTGTTGTCTCTCAGCCCGGAAACGTCGTGGTATCGAGCTACGACTCAGTGAGACAGGGGCAGCGCATTGCCACGCTGACAGCCTCCTGGGACGCTCCACTGGATAAAGCCGGGAAACCGCAGGCAGACGTGATCGCCTACCAGGTGCAGTGGCGCAGGGGTGACAGCGATTGGGTTAACGTACCGCAAACCGGGCTGCGCAATGTCGAAGTGCCGGGGATCTACGAAGGTGATTACCTGGTGCGTGTCAGGGCGATTAACGCTGGCGGTGCATCCAGCCTGTGGGCCACCTCAGTGCTGACGCATCTCAAGGGCCGGGCCGGTGATGTGCCAAAGCCCGCCAATTTCCGTACCACGCCGTTGCTCTGGGGCGTGCAGCTTGACTGGGATTTCCCGGCTGGTACCGGCGATACCTTACAGACGGAGATCCAGTATTCCACTGCATCGACCGGCACAAATCCGCTTCTGCTGGCCGGGGTTCCCTATCCGCAGCATGTTTATCAGCAACTGGGCCTGAAAGCTGGGGTAGGATTCTGGTACCGCGCGCGGCTTGTCGATCGCACCGGCAATAAGTCGGCATGGACTGACTTCATTCAGGGCAGCAGCAGCTCTGTTGCAGCTGATTACCTGGTGGATATCGACAATCAGATCAAACAGACCGATGCGTATAAGGAACTCACCTCGGATATCGCCGATCTCAGCGACGATATTCAGTCAGCGCGGGACGACATCAGCAAAGTCACGACAGAGTCGGCGACGACCAAAGCGGGGCTGGCGCAGGAGGTCACGGAACGCAAGAAAGCGATCTCCGATCAGGCAACGGCTCAGGGCCAGGCGCTGCTGACCGAGAAGAACGAGCGCGTCGCGGATATCAGCAACGTCAATCAGACGATCCAGACCACCACCGAGTCACTGGCGCAGCAGATTGGGCAGATTTCTGCTGGCACCGGTTCGCAGTTCGACCCGGCAAAAATCTGGTACTTCGATTCGACAGTGGAGGGCTGGACCGGGAACGGGACCCCGACCATTGTTGACGGCTGGATACGCCCGGCGAACCATGCCACCGATCCGTGGGTGCAGTCTCCCGGTTCGCTGGGTATTAACTCTTCGTCCTATCGCTTCGTTAAACTGCGCATCAGGAAGTTCGGGGCTCCGGGCTGGGCGGGGCAGCTGCGGTGGCGGGGAACCGGTGGCTTCAACGACACCAACATGCTAACTGTCGCTGAGCCTGCATACGACGTGAACGGGATCGCCACGCTGGAGTTCGACAATATCCCCTGGCTGACTGAAGCCACGATGAATCAGTTCAGGCTGGATCTGTCCACTAAGCAGGACGCGACGAACTACTACCTGATTGACTGGGTGGCGCTCGGACGACCAACGCCCGGCGCAGGTATGGCGGCGCTGCAGGCGGAAACGACAGCCCGTGTTGCTGGCGACCAGGCGGAAGCCACAGCGCGAGAAACGCTGGCTACGCAGATCCGGGGCGGCTACACCGGGGATGATCCGTCGAAGCTGGCCTCGGGCTTGCTCTACACCGAACGCCAGGCGCGCATCACGGCGCAGGAAGCGGAGGTGACAGCCCGGACGGCGCTGGAATCGACCGTTAATGCCAACAAAGCCGCTGTAACGCAGGAGCTGGCAACGCTGACGACTGGGCAGGAGGCGCAGGCCTCCACACTGTCGGGCCTGCAGACCACCGTCGGGAAAAATAGCGGCGATATCACGCGCATCGATAAAGCCGTCGCTGATAACAACAAAGCGCAGACTACCGCGCTGGCTGCTGTTAAAGCCACAACCGACCAGAACACGGCGGACATCAGCACGGAAACAACGGCCCG